GTAAATAATCGTGGGGCGTCGGTCATTGCTTCCGCCACTAAAAAGCAGAATCACAGGCGGGGGGGATACCTGCCCATGGTCTGCGTTTTTGTAAGTAACACAATATTATAATACATATATACCCCCTCCCCCCTCTGAATTCTCTTCATGCATGGACTCTGTTACCAGTTCTTTCTGCTTTTCTCTTGAGATTCTTCCGTTCTCACATTGCTCATGGTGCACCCTGCATACTGTGATCAGGTTGTCATCATCCAGTTTCCTGTCATCGTCCTCTTCAATCGGTATGATGTGGTGCACTTCTAATGTATCTGTGTTGTACACCTTCCCATGTCCCATACCAGCCTTGCAGCACAGGCACATATAGTGGTCACGTTCCTTTATGGCTATGCTCTTACGTGCCCACCTGCTGCTGTGGTGAAATATCTTCGCCCTGCTGTTGCTTCGCTGTCTCTGACATTCTTTCTGTCTTGTTTTCTTCTCTGCACACGACTTCCTGGTGTCATGTATCTTTCCGCAGTAACTACAGCTCTTTAACATCTGCCCTCTTTTCTGTATGCAAAAAGGACATCCGCTAAACGGATGCCCCTTTCGTCTTTTATCTTTTCTATTGTCTTTGGATTCCAAGTTTTGACATTAATGCTTCCTGCAAGATCTGTGAAAAATTCACACCCTCACGGACTGCTGCCTCATTCAGCCATTCCGGAATGCTGAGTGTCTTCTTGACTGCCCTTGAGCTGTTTCGTCTGCGATACTCTGCCATGTCAAATTCTACAATGACCAGTGTACCGTCTTCTGCATCTACTTCATCAAGCGAAGATGCTTTCGGAATCTCTTCTTTTTCTGCCTCTCTGCTTGTTAATGACAATCCTAATGCATCAACTGCCATTTCGTAAGCTTCCTGCATATTGTCTCCCTGTGTCATGCACTCCGGTATATCCGGAAACGTTACCCAGAACCCACCTTCTTCTGCTGTGTGAAAAACAGCTGGATAAAATAACCTGTTCATGCACAATCCTCCTTTTCAGGTGGCAGGACTATTTCAGCCCTGCCTGTTTCAGTATTGCCTGCTCCATTCCCTTTTTCAGGTCTTTGGAGTGATAAGGAACGATTACCGTTCTTTTGGTTTCTCTGTTTGTCATTTTAACGTGCGAACCGTTTTGGCTGACAATCACGAAACCATTTTTCTGGAGAAGTTTTATCATCTCCTTTGAACTCATTGGCATGTTATTTATCTCCTTTCCTTATCATGCTTATATTATACCACGTATTTTTACGTATTGCAAGCACTTTTTACGTATTTTTACGTAAGCAAAAACGCACCCTATTTAAAGTGCGTTTTTCTGAAAGGAAGAAATTATTTGATTATTCACAGCAGCGGCAACATCTGCTGCCGATCGGAAAGTCTGGGGTCGAACCAGAGTCTGCGGTGCGTAACGCCGTATGTTTTTCCCTTAAACTACATTCCGTCAGCCGCCGGATGAAGCGGCGGCTTTTTTCTGAACATCAAGAGGTATGTTTCTGTCTGTTCTTGCATTCTATTTATACCATGTCTTGAGCGAACGTGAGCGAACATTTTTTAATTTTTTTCATTTTTTTCCAGATACCGGTTATGTAACATCCGGCAGCTGTCTGCCGTATATTTATTTTTCCGCTTTGGAAACCGGCTGTTCATGGTGTGTGCAACCCGAAACCATGTATAATCGTCAATATAGTACAGGCGAAAGATCATCCGGAGTTCACTTTTCGGAATCCGGTTGATGAAGTCATCCACCTGGTTCATCGCTTCGATCAGTTCCTCTTCCAGTATTTTCAGCCTTGCTATTCTCTTTTTCGTCATTGTTTTAATCTTTTCATATTCCGGAATCGGGAAGCCGGTGACACAGATCGCTCCGATCGTCCCATCTTTTCGTGTCCCTGTCACTGTGTCTGATACCTGACATCCCTCTTTCTCCATCTCTGCAAGGTAACGCTCCCCTGCCTCAATCCTCTGCCGGAGGTCTTTGGCTTCCTGCTTCATGGAATAGTACTGTTCCAGTTTTGTTATAATTTCCATTGTCCGCTCCCCTCATGCATTTCCTTGCTACTGTATTGTCTCGTACAGGTTCTTTTTCTTGTTGTACATTACTGCCACAGGCTGGCCACAGTCAACACAGCGTACATCGAATGCCTTTTCTGTCATGTTTGTCCAGTATGCTGCTTTTCTTCCACATTCACAGTTTGTATACAACTGTACCAGATCTTTCAGTTTTGTTTCCTCACCGCATTCTTTGCACTTGCAAGATTTTATTTTATGCTTGCTGCAAAACGTTCTTTCCTTTCCACAGTACTGACATTTAATGTGCAGAAAACCACCATAACCATCATTTTCTTTCCCGATCGGCTCGGGTTCTGTGACTGGATCCACGGAGCACTTGTCCTCCATGTATTCTTCCAGTTCTTTCATAGCATCCGGAATTTCTTCTGTTTTCCCCTCGTTTTCCGCCTCGTATGCAGGGATTTCCGGGATAACTGCCGCCTCTGTTCCCGGAACGGCCAACTGTCCGGTATATCCGAACAGTTGAATGACAAGCTCCTTGAACAGCTTCTCGCTTTCCTCCGCTCCCATTTTTGCTGTGTATGTATGTTTCTCTGTTTTAATCGTGATCACGGCTCTTCCTCCTGTTTTCTTTCATGTACTTCGTTATCTGCCTTATAGTATTCCCTGCCGGTCCGTCTGTCCCTCAGACCGGCAATCTCGAACCCGCTCAGGCCTGCTGCCAGTTCCAGCTGTTCATATACCTGTTTCACATAGTGAGGGATCCGCTGTGAATAGGTCGGCTCATGGAACCGTTTAGTCGCCTCAGCATCCACTGCACGCTCCAGATGGTTATAATGTGCCCGCCGTTTGGCGTTCTTCTCAGCTGCTTTCATCGCACACATCACTCAAATCCTGTGCCTGCGGTTTCTTAAGCAATAATTCTTCCATTTCCGCCTGTGA